TATTAGATTCCTTTGAAGGTGGCGAGAATATAGAAAAGGTTAAAAAAGTATATAATGAAATTTCCAAAAAATTTGAATTTGGGAAATGGTATGATTTTCCTACTGATTCAAAGAAAACATTTTATATAGACAGAGTTGATTTGGAGACGGGTAAACTATCGGTAAGATTTAGAGGTATGGAGACTAATACCCAAAGAGCCTTAATGGAGATGGAGGATTTTCTAAATTTAATTTACAACTATTCTTTGTTTTAATTTTGTTTTGTTAAAAACTTTTAGTAGTTTTGTCATATGGAAAGAAACTATCAATTACTCAAGGACGTATTGTCCGTACCAAGTAAAACATATAAGGAAGAACAGATGGTTCAATTTCTTATTGATTGGTTAACTGAAAACAATATTAATCATACTGTGGATGAACATCTTAATGTTTATGCTACTAAACAAACAGGTGAATTACCCGAAGATTTTATGTTCCCCTGTGTTGTATCTCACACCGACACTGTTCACAATTTAGATTCAATTAATGTTGTTGAAGAACAACTTAAAAATGCTCAAGGAGAGATTAAGTTATCCCTAAAGGCGTATAATAACGACGGAAACCCAACGGGTATCGGAGGTGATGATAAGTGTGGTATTTACGCTTGTTTGGAATTACTTAAAGAGTTACCGTTTTTGAAAGCGGCGTTTTTTGTTTCGGAAGAAACAGGTTGTCACGGTTCACGTAAAGCGGATAAATCGTTTTTCTCTGATGTAGGATACGCAATTCAGTTTGACGCACCTGAGAATTGGATGGTTACGGAAAGATGTTGGGGTACAACCTTGTTTGAACGTAAATCAGAATTCTTTAAACACTGTGATGTTATACTGAAGGAATCTTTTCCGTCTAAACTACAGTATTTTTCACACCCATATACAGATGTTTACGCACTTAAAGAATCATTTGATTTTTCTTGTATCAACATATCAATCGGATATTATGATTACCATACCAAAAATGAATATGTTGTGGTTGAGGATGTTTATAACGGAATTGAGGTTGGGAAAAAGATGATTGAGAAGTTGGGTAATTCCAAATACAGATTTAAAATGGAAAAACCAGATAAAACTTATTCAGTTTTTTAAAAAAAGGAGGTCAATCGACCTCCTTTTTAGTTTTACCCTTCTTAGGTTTTTTATCTTCTGTAATTGTTATTACTTCATTTTCTGTAGATACAACATAATTAACTCCTGTTAATAGTTCACCTCTAAGAACCTCTTCAGAAATATAATCTTCAATTTTATCCTGAATCGCTCTTTTCAAAGGACGAGCACCATACATCTCATCAAATCCAATTTTAGAAATCATATCTATAATCGAATCATCAAATTTGAAGTTGTATTTTATCTTAGTTAATCTATCAGTTAATTTAATAAGTTCAATCTTAACGATTTCTTTTACGTGTTCTTCTTTTAATGTGTTAAACACAATAATATCATCGATGCGATTTAAAAACTCAGGAGCAAAAAATTTCTGTAATTCTTTCTTTAGAACATCTCTTTTTTGTTCTTCAACCACATAATCTTTTTTCTGAAAACCAATACCGGAACCAAAATCCTGAAGTTTTTTAACCCCGAGATTTGATGTCATGATAATCAAACAATTTTTAAAATTAATTTTACGACCAAGACCATCCGTTAAATGTCCATCATCCAATACTTGAAGTAATGTAGAAAACACGTCTTTGTTTGCCTTTTCTATTTCATCAAATAATATAAGAGAATAAGGTTTATTTTTAACTTGTTCAGTTAATTGACCTCCTTCATCATAACCAACATATCCTGGAGGTGAACCAATTAATCTTGAGATTGAATGTTTCTCTTGGAATTCGGACATATCAACTCTGATTAATGAATCCTCACTTCCGAAGATTTCTTTTGCCAATTGTTTCGCTAAGTGAGTTTTACCGACACCGGTCGACCCCAAGAAAATAAACGAACCAATTGGTCTATTTGGGTCTTTGATTCCCAACCTATTTCTACGAATCGCTTTTGAGATTTTACTGACCGCTTCTGACTGACCGATAACTTTTGATTCCAATACAGATTCCAAATTGATAAGTGATTTTGTATCATCAATGTTTAACTTACCTACAGGAATTTTGGTCATATTTGAAACCACCTCATAAACAAGTTCGATTTGAACATCCTTTTTGTTGATATTCATTTCTTCCTCGAATCTTTGTTTTTCAGCATGAAGTCGGTTCAATACTTTTTTCTCTTTATCTCTTAATTCTGCCGCTTGTTCATAGTTTTGTTTTTTGACAACATCTATTTTTTGTTGTTTTATTTCAGAAGCCTCTTGTTTTAACTTCTCAATTGATTCTGGCATTTTAACATCCACCTGACTTCTTGCTCCTACTTCATCTATAATGTCAAAAGCCTTGTCAGGAAACTCTCTATCTGTGATATATCTATCCGCTAAATCAACACAAGTAATTAATACTTCATCTGAAAAAATTACTTTATGGTAATCCTCATATTTACCTTTTGAATTTCTTAAAATTTGTAAGGTTTCGTCTTTTGTTGCCGGGTCAACAACCACTTTTTGGAACCTGCGTTCAAGAGCGCCATCCTTTTCAAAGTTTTTTCTATACTCATCAAGTGTTGTGGCACCAATACATTGGATTTCGCCTCTTGCAAGAGCGGGTTTGAATATATTCGAAGCGTCCAAGGAACCTGAAGAATTACCCGCACCTACGATAGTATGAATTTCATCGATAAAGACAATAATATTTGGATGAGATTGTAGTTCTTCGATAATTACTTTCATTCTTTCCTCGAACTGACCACGGTATTTAGTTCCCGCAACAATCGATGTCATATCAAGTAACACAATTCTTTTATCAACCAAATTTCTCGGACATTCCCCCAATTGGATTTTCATTGCCAATCCCTCAACAATTGCGGTTTTACCACAACCTGGTTCACCAATAATAATTGGGTTATTTTTCTTTCTTCTTGACAGAATTTGTGCGATTCTCAAAATCTCTTTATCTCTTCCAATTACAGGGTCTAATTTACCTTCTTCGGCGTACTTAATTAAGTCTTTGGAGAAGTTATCTAATACAGGAGTTCCAGTCTCACTGTCGTGTTTCTTTTTGTTTGATGGTCCATCATCCATTATCTCGTTCATAGTATCTAAATTTTGTAAAAATATAGTAATTTGATTTATAAATTCAACAGTGTCAATTTGTCACAAATAGTATGACATTTTGTCAGTTTTTTTGTGTTGGCACACATTTCGCTAATAGTGTGCCAAAATAAACCTATAAATTATAAAAATTATGTTTAACACAATTTCTTTATTCAGTCCAACATTTGATGATTTAACAAAGGACTTTTTTGAATCAACGAGGAAGAATTATTATTCGACCGATTATGAAACCCATAAAACTGAGGATGGTATGTATTATTTATTTGATGTACCGGGTTTTAACAAATCAAATCTAAAGGTAGAAGTCGAAAGTTCAAAACTTTTGATTGATGGTAAAAGAGTTCAAAAAACATCACATGGTGAAAGAACAAAGACATTCCAAAAAACTTATGAGTTGGGAAATAAAATTGATACCTCAAAACTTGAGGCAACAATCGAAGATGGAATTTTAACAATTTTCATCCCCACTCCAAGTGAAAAGGAAATAAAGAAAAAAATCTCTCTTCTTTAATTTTTCAAAGAAACCCCTCACAAAAAGAGGGGTTTTTTATTTTATATGATATTTATTTGTAAAATTAAATATATGAAAAAAATTGTAAGATTAACAGAAAGTGACTTAATTAGGTTAGTAAAAAGAATTATCCGAGAAGGAGACGTATATGGTTCATTTGGTAATATGGGAAGAGAAGATTATAAAGGAGATGATTATGTAGATATTGAAACTGACCAATATGCTGACGATGATGAATTGTTTAATATAGGAAGTGATGATGATTTTGACACAGAAGAATTTGACGATTATGAATCATTCGACGCAAAATATCCAAAAAGAAGGTCTTTAAGTGGTTCTATGGGTAAAAAAATGTTTGATACATATAAAGAAAAAACAGGAAGACCGTTGAAATTAAAAACTAGAAAACGTAAAGACGATATGTAATTATAAAAACCCCTACCAAAAAGAGGGGTTTTCTTTTTTCATTCCATATTTATTTTAAAGGTAAAAGTTATGGCAATTATTAGAGAAGAAATTAAAGGTACCAAAATAATTAACGATATTCAGTCGTCAAACATTAAACACACAGAATACGATACTGAAACGAAGTCGTTGGAAGTTATTTTTAATAATGACTTGAAATACATCTATGAGGGGGTTTCTCACCAAGTTTATACACAATTCAGAATGTCTGAATCTCAAGGTAAATTCTTCAGCACAAAAATATCTAAATCATATCCTTATAAAAAAGTCTGATTAACGGATATTTATAATGCGATGGAAAACAATGGTATTTTAAAAAGTTTTGAATTACAGGATGATTTGAACCCAAAAATTTGGGAAAAAACTTCAAAAGGGTCTTATATATTATCACCAAAGGTTAGGGAAAAACTTTTGGAAATCGCATATGAATTTATTGAGTCATTAAAAGTAGATATAGTAGTATCAGACGTGCATTTAACGGGGTCATTAGTTAATTTTAATTGGTCCCAATATTCTGATTTTGATTTACACATTATTGCGGACTTTAATCAGTTTCCAAAAAAAAGCCTACCTCTTTATCAAGAATTATTCAAACTAAAAAAAACAATATTTAATTCCGAACAAAATATTAAAATATACGGATACGATGTTGAGGTCTTTGTTCAGGACGAAAATGAAAAGGGTCATTCCGCAGGTATATTCTCCCTAATTTCAAATGATTGGTTAGAAAAACCAAAAAAAGAAAAATTTGAAGTGAATAAGTCGGTTCTTAAAAAGAAAACAGACCAATGGATAGAAAAAATAGATAAAATTCTTGAGTCCGCCGAAGAAGAAAAAGACCTACAAAAATCCAAAAAAATTATTGATAACCTAAAAACCAAATTAAAAGAATATAGACAAATTGGTTTAGAGAAGGGCGGAGAAATGTCGTATGAAAATCTTGTGTTCAAATACTTGAGAAGAAGTGGACATATTGAGAAATTATTTAGTTTCAAAAAAGAAAGATTGGATAAGGGACTTTCATTAAAGGAGTCTTTATTGACTGAGATGGAAGTATCTGATATCTCAAATTTATCGACCTACCGAATAAGAAAAATTCCAAGTAGGGATTATTTTATGGTTCATCACACGGCAGGACTTGGGACCGCTAAAGGAGTGGTTAGTGTTTTGAATCGAAGAGGATTAGGTATACAGTGGGTTGTTGATTTAGACGGAAAAATTTATAGGACACTACCCGCAGGTAGTTTTGGTGCTCACGTAGGAAATAATTCAAGAAATAGAAAAGTTTCTAACGGTAATACTGAAGGTGTTGAGGTTATTGGAAAAGATGATGCTGACATCAAAAAAAGACATGATGAAGACATATCAAATGGTATTTTACCAAAACAGGCCGAAGCGGTTAGACAATTAGTGAAGTCTTTAGGATATACCCCAAGTCAATTAATTGGTCATGGGGAAGTATCAAATAATCGTAGCCCAAGTGAGGGTCAAACAATAATAAAATATATAAGAGATAATTGGGATGAGCCCGTTGATTTTGACCCCGAATCCATATCTACAACAACGGGAGAGGATGAATCTGGCGGACCAATCAAAAACTTCTTTAACAGATTATTCAAAAAAGGTAATAAAAAAGTCAAAAAAACCGATGACCCTAAAAAAGCAGATTTGGTTGCACCAAAAAAAGAAGAGATAATAAAAAATTTGAATGATATTGATGAGCCTGTAAAACAAGTTAAAAAAGGTGAGATGGATTTCCAAAAAAATGTTGAATCTATACAAATGGCATTAGTGACTTTAGGGTATGAGTTACCTGTATACGGTATTGACGGGTTGTACGGACCTGAAACCGCAGAATCAATAAGAAAATTTAAGGTTGATAATAAGATTAAAGAATCGTATAGACCTTTAAACGCATTGTTTGAATCTTATTTAGATGAGGATGATGATATGGATGAAAAAGAAGAGGTAAACTCAGAAGAAAAACCTTTATCGGGTGATGTAATAACACCTTCCACAATTCAAATAATGATTGATAAATTAAAGAGTTTAAGTTTAAACCAAAATAAATTAGAGAAATTATCCGACATTGATTAATTAATTGGTATTTTTTAGTCAAATCATTTGTATTACAACTAAATAATTTTATTTAACATTTAATAAAATTGATATATTTATAAAGAAAATCTCACAGGAGATTATTAACTAATAGAAAAACTATAAAAATGGGAAAACTTAAACCTATTGGGAGTGAAAAATTAGAAGGTATTGAGAAATTATCTCGTATTTTAGAAATTGCAAGATATAACGAGACCATACCGGCTCCACTTAACGAAACTACATCCAACAACTATAATATCCAATTGTCTGATGGTAATATTTACCACATAGATAAAGAAAAAAATGGTTATGTTATCAAAAAAACCATAAAAGAGGGAAAAACTGAATACGTTGAGCCTATGAAAAATAGAAAATTCTATTCTTCTTACTCACAAGCGTTTAAGAGATTGAATTTGATAGCAAAAGAGGTTAACACATTAACAGGTAATGAAGAAGGAATTTCATTATTTGGCGAACAAAAAAAATTCGTATTAAAGACCCCAAAGCCTGAAGCGGCACCGGCACCTGAAATGGCACCACCTGCCCCTGTCGCATCAACACCACCTGCGGGTGATGTTCCACCTCCTCCTATGGACGATATGGGTGGTGATATGGGTGGCGATGTTCCTCCTCCTCCAACCGATGATATGGGTGGTGATATGGGTATGGAAGAACCTCCTATGGACGATATGGGTGGTGATGATATGCCAGAACCCGAAGGAATGGACGATATGCCAGAACCTGAAGGTGAAGGAGTTGTAACTTTCAAGACAATTCAAAAACTTACAGGGAAACTTGGTCAAAAATTAAGAAAAATTAATCAAGGTGAAGAACCAATATCTGCGGATGATACAAAATATGTTATAAACTCTATTTTATCGGCACTTGATTTGGCAGTATTGTCAGACGAAGATATGGAAGAAATTATCGGTAGATTAGAGGATTCGGATTTTGAATCTGAAGATGATTCTGATATGGGAGAACCTTCTGATGATATGGCACCTGAAGAACCTGGAATGGACGAACCCGATATGGAAGAACCATCTCTTGACTCTGAATTACCTGAAATGGAAATGTATGAAGAGGAAAATGATGAACAATGGGAAGGAACAATGGATGGTGAATATGATTTAGGGTTTAGCGATAAACCAAAAAAATCAGAATCAAAAGAAATGAATTACGGTAATTTCGTTAAAAATCAATACGCATCTCAAATAAAGAAAAAGATGGGTGACATGATGGAAGATGAGGATATTGACGGGGTAGGTAGAATTTTCGATTCAATTTTTTCAGAATCTAAAGTTGATAGTATAATTAAATCATATTTCGTAAAAACAGATTCAGAAAAAAAATTCATTCAAGAACAAAATCAAAAAAGGTTCTTATCTGAAAAAGCGAAAAAAGTAAAAATTATGAGAGAAGTTAAAAACTTGTCAGAATCATTTAGACAAGAAAGTATCTCATCAAAATTTTTGGACAGACACACTAAAGCGAATTTCATCGGAAAAACTAATAAGAAAAATTTAGTTTTTGAGGTGAATGGTAAACAATATAAAATTACCCCAGACGGAGCGATTCTATGAGTTATCTAATTTATGTTAATGGGCTTGGGCCAAACTATAAAGGCGATAACATTTATGAATTTATCTTTTCGGATGTTAAAGAAGAAGTTTGGGGAGAAAGTTGGGAATCAAAACCATCTAATGGGAATCCTCTACCCCCTAATATAGAGTTCATACGTAAAGTCGGGGTCTTGAAAAATGCGGAGATAAAACTATCGTTGATTCAGGACTCCGATTTTTTTTCAATGATTGATGCTTTAGACGATGTTATCGCATTGGCATGGGAAAGTGATGATTCTGATATAAATTTTGATATTGAAAAAAGATTAGTTTTCAGATACGGTGAAGACGAAAAGAAAATAAAAGATAAACTATATGAAAGAGATATAGTTTTAGAATTTGATAAACAAGTGGTTTATGAGAAAGAATAAACTAGCATTTAAATTAATTGACATGGGACTCAAAGCAGAGACATTAGCCAACTTAACAGAATCTCAACTAAGATTATTGTATAATAAATTAAACGAGGGTAAAAAAGAGGCCAAAGAGGCAACAACTACATACTCACCAGATGAAAAAATACCTGCCGGTAAAGTTGACCCAAAAAACGTTACAAAAAATTCGGATGGTTCCGTTTCGGTTGAGGAAACTAACGAGGCAAAGAAAAAAAGTACTAAAAAGAAATACAACCCTTGGGCGATTTGTACATCATCCGTTGGTCGTAAAGATAAGAAAAAATATGAAAGATGTGTTATGGATGCTAAGAAATCAATTAAAGAAGGAAAAGACCCCGTAAATTTGTTTTTGGAGGAAAAGATTCTATCTTTGTTGGAAAGACACGTCCAACCAAAAATTTCCAAAAAAGATTTTCTACAAATGATATCTGAAACAGAAACTGCTCCCGCAAAACCAAAGGTACCTACGGTAGAACCAGGTAAAAAACCAAAAACACCATTTAGTCCAAAACCCGGAGTGAAACCTGCACCAAAAGCCGGTAAAACGGAAACTGCAGAACCGATAGTAAAACCGAAAACACCTACAACTAAACCGAAAACTCCGTTTAGTCCTAAACCTGGAGTGAAACCGGCACCTAAAGCAGGTAAAGGTTCAGTACCTACTTGGTTAAAGTGGGATAATATAGGTCTTAATTTTTAATTTAACGTCATGGCAAAATATAGAAGAAACATTAGTGAAGCACCAATTGATTACGAAGGACCTGAAAGAATGGACCCAAGTATTGAGAAAAAAATTATAGATAAAACCACTCCTTATGCAGGACATCCTGGTCTTCCAAAATTAGACCGAGATGTTGTTGAGATAATTTCATCCCAAAGATTCAAACAGTCTGTTGATAACGTTAGAAGATTTATGGGTGACACCTCATCAATTCAAGGACCACCTCAACAGGTTCTTATGAAATTGATGCAATCCGCAATGAGACTGTTTCCAAAGATTGCGAGTATTGAACAAAATCACAAAGAATTTTTGGAAAAGTTGGCGGTTGATTTAGTTGTTAAAGAAATGGCAATTCCTGATGGAGCCCTACAATTTGAGGCTGAATTGGAATCGAGTATGATGGGTGCGGCTGAAGGAATGAAAGGAGAATCCGAAGAACCTTCACCTGACGAAATTAAAGACGCTTTTGGTGGTGCAAATGAAAACGCCGATGAATTAGAAGCGTTCATGGATGCCATGGAACAGTTCGACCAACAAAAGGCGAAAAGAAGATTTATTAATGCACTTATTGGTGGAGCGTCCAAAAAAGGTCACTATATGTACCAATTAGTTGGTGAAGAATTAAATAGATTACATCCTGAATTAGTTCGTCTATATGGTATGTCACAATCCATATTAGACCATCTATATTGGATTTACCCTGAAAGTATGTCATCTGCTATGGCCGCCGCTGGTGAAGGTCAGGCCGGTCAATCAGAAATCGACACTGAAACTGACCCACCTACAGTAAAGGCTCGTGGTGTTACTTTCCCAATTTTATTACACGAATTGGTTAAAGGTGTTTTCGAAGTATTAGGGACTCACGGTTTACCTGATGACCCTCGTCAAGCGGAAATGGTTATCGCATCTCAAGATACAGTTCCTTCAGAGATTTGGGATTTAAGATTAGGTCCTATTTTTTGGGAAATGTTTACCGCAGCATATCCCGATGAACTATTCGAAGAAGATACTAAATATATCCAACATTACTTATTCCAAAGATTTTCCGCTCTTGACCCAAAGAAATTCTTCAAACTAACAAAATTCATTTTGTCAGGTGACCCTAAAGGTAAGCAAGTTCTTCAAATTATGGTTGATGAAATCATAGAAGAATTGAAACAACAAGATAAAGATTCTATGTTTGGAAGTAATGATGATGATGAGGATGAAGAACCATTCGTATAATGAATTATACTAAAGAACAAGTATTAATAGAATACGTGAAGTGCGTAAAGGATACCCCTTACGCACTTCGTACGTATTTAGAGACCTATGATAATACTGTTTCAAAATACGTTCCTTTAGAGTTATTTCCCGACCAAGTATCTTTATTGGATGATTACGAAAATTACAATGAAAATATAGCATTAAAGTATCGTCAGGCGGGTGTATCTACCGTAACTGCGGCATGGGCATCTAAAAAATTAGTGTTCGCCAAAAAAACAAAACCTGAAAAACTTCTAATTATTGCCAACAAACTAGACACCGCTCAAGAGATGGCGAATAAGGTTAGGTCATTTATTGACCAATGGCCATCTTGGGTAGACGTTGGATTCGCCAAAGAAAAAAATTCACAAAGACATTACAAATTAACAAACGGTTGTGAGGTTAAAGCGGTTGCAACATCGAAAGATGCGTTACGTGGATATACCCCAACCATACTAATTTTTGACGAAGCGGCTTATATTGAGGCAGATTCAGACTTTTGGTCCGCTTGTATGGCTTCCCTATCTACGGGTGGTAAAGTTATTGTTATCTCAACACCAAACGGTCACGACCCAATTTACTATGAGATTTACGACCAGTCTATCAGAACGATGAATGACTTCAAAATCTCTGAAATGTATTGGTATAAAGACCCACGTTACACTAAGGATTTATATTTGGTACAAACGGAAGATATCATTGATTATTTTTTAAATAAAGAAAATTATAGTCAAGATTTAATTAAAGTGATGGATGATTATGATGTTACAAATCCTGAACAATATGAGAAACTAAAACATTACATGTCAATAGGGTACAAACCATCATCTACTTGGTTTGAGGCTATGGTAAAAAAACTCAAGTACGACAAACGAAAAGTTTCTCAGGAATTGGAATGTAATTTCTTGGGTTCGGGTGATAACGTATTCGATTCTAAAACATTACAAAAAATTAGAGAGAATCAAATTACGGAACCACAAAACAAGATGATGTCAAACTCACTTTGGATTTGGAATGAACCGGTTGCAGGACATAAATACGTAATGGGTGTCGATGTATCAAGAGGAGATTCTGAGGACTTTTCAACTTTTCAAATTATAGATTTTGACACAAGAGAACAGGTTGCGGAATTTGTTGGAAAATTACCTCCTGATACAATGGCCGAGATTTGTTTTAAGTGGGCAAACATGTATTCTGCATTTGTTGTAATAGATATCACAGGTGGAATGGGTGTGTCAACATCAAGAAAAATGCAAGAACTTGGTTACAAAAACTTATATGTTGATGGTGTTGATTACCAAAATAAATGGAAATACGACCCAAAACAAGCCGAAAAAATACCGGGGATTAATTTCAACAATAAGAGAGTTCAAATAATTGCGTCTTTTGAGGAGGCAATTAGACACGAATTCATTTTAAAAAGTGCAAGGTTATTAAACGAAATGAATAGTTTTGTTTACATTAATGGAAGACCGGACCACCAAAAAGGAGGTCACGACGACTTAATTATGTCAATCGCAATGGCATTGTATGTTGCGGAATCATCATTTAGTCAATTAACAAAAGTTACTGAACAAACAAAAGCAATGTTAAATTCTTGGACTATGCAAACTGACGACACTCCATCAAAATCGGTAGCATTTAATCCACACATTCCTAATCTCCAATCAAGATACCAAGACCTCAATTCAAATTCAGGACCATCAAGAGATGATTACATGAAATATGGTTGGTTATTTGGGGGGATGGGATAATATTTATTTAGAACTACAAAACTATTGTTTATCTATTTATAGTTGTAGTTAATTTTATTATATGGAAAATAATCAAAATCTTACAGTTTGGCAGAGACTGAGCAAAACATTTGGACCCTATTCATTGTTAGGCCAGGACTACCCAACATATCAGTATGACAAAACAGAGTTATTAAAAACAAACTCAAAACAACAATACGAAAAAGAAAAATTACAGGCTCAACAAACTTATTACTTAGCCAATCAGTGGACCAAAATTGAGAATAATTTATATACTCAAGCCACTTATTACGAACCAACAAGGTTGGCGTCATTTTACGATTTTGAATCAATGGAGTATACACCTGAGATTTCCGCAGCACTTGACATTTACGGTGAGGAATCAACTACTGTAAATCAAGATGGACAAATGATTCAAATTTATTCTGACTCACAAAGAATAAAATCAATTCTAACTGATTTATTTAATAACTCACTTGATATTAACACGAATTTACCGATGTGGACAAGAAATACTTGTAAATACGGTGATAATTTTGTGTATTTGAAACTTGACCCTGAAAAGGGTGTTGTTGGTTGTATGCAGTTACCTAACATTGAAATTGAAAGATTGGAAATGGGTATGGCGTCCAAAACTTATAATACGGAGGCGGACCCAAAAAATTCAGGTTTGAGATTCAAATGGAAATCCCGTGATATGGAGTTTAACTCTTGGGAGGTTGCTCACTTTAGATTATTAGGTGATGATAGAAAACTTCCATACGGAACATCGATGTTAGAAAAAGCAAGACGTATTTGGAAACAATTAATTTTGGCGGAAGATGCGATGTTGATTTATCGTACATCAAGAGCACCCGAAAGAAGAGTCTTCAAGGTATTTGTGGGGAATATGGATGACCAAGATGTTGAGGGGTACGTACAACGTGTTGCAAATAAATTTAAACGCCAACAAGTCG